TACCCCCCCCTCCTATACCCCCCTCCCTAGTGGGCATACATATTTGTAAATCAGGGAATCCTTTAACATAGCCTGTGGCTTTAGCCTTCACAGCCTGCTTAAAAGACGTTCTAATACCTCCCAAACTAGCACAGTATTTAATCTTTGGATACCTTAGTTGTAGATACTTTACGACTGCTTTTTGTACTTCTTCTTCTTGGTTTCTCATTCTTTAATTCTTTCCTCCATTCCATCATCTTGTTGTATAACTTTATCTTATTATCTTCTTGTTGTAAATGTAGGTCATCTAATTCATCTTCAACATATTGCTCAAATTCTCTGATTTTTATGTTTAAATAAATTGTGTAAAATGTAATAATTAGTATAAATATAATCATAATTTAATAGTTTGTGTTTCCATATTGACCTTCTATGTATATATTTTTAAACAATATATCAAGGTCTTTGTGTTTAGTTTTAGTATCTCTTATTATTCTCTGTCTTATTGTTTCGTTTTTTTTAATTAACTCAACATCTTTCGTTGTAACAAATGTATCAATTATTTTGTATTGATGTTGCCTTATGCTACCTTTTTTACGGTATCCATACTCTATGATAACTCTATAGATAGGGCTTGCCATTATAGCTTAAGTCGTTCTAACTCAAACTCTAAGTGCGCTATAGCCTTCTTAATACACTCTTGAGGGGAATTATGTTTGTTTGAACTTCTGAGCAAGTAAGTGGTGGCTGTTCCTAAGTTGTAAGAAAGTTCAAAATCTTCAACAACCTTTCTAGCTTCGTAGCCGTGATGCTTACCCACATAGTAGTTAGGTATTCTGCTATCTTCTTTGGCTGCATCTATATTTCTATCGTATTGGTAGTAGTATTTATTATGTTCAGTCATTTTGTTGTTTTTTAAATTTATAATTTCTTTTTAATCCTCCTTCAAAGAGTTTGTTAAAGTCTTTTGTGCTTACACTTTTTTCGGTCAAGTACATATTTGAAACAAATAAAAATGTAGAAAAATCATCTTTAAGCAAGGTTTTTAACAGCTTTAGTTTCTCTTTATGGCTTTTGTTTAGTATTTCTTCGTGGTCTTTCATTTAATCTATCGTTTTCTAATCCTCCTGTTAATGTTTGTACTGATTTTATTCTCTTGTCAAATTCTTTTATATTTTTCTCTAAATTGTTTCTTTTGTATTTAAAGGTAAACATAAAAGAAAAAAATCCTAAGAAAAATCCTGCTGCAATACAAGTTGTTATCATAAGTATTGGTTGTATAATATCTTCATACATCATCATTTATTTATTAGTTAATAATTTAGGTTGAGGTCGGTAATTCGGCACTCCTTTAGGGTCTTTGCCGAGGTTTTTTACCTGATATTCAGCTTCCCATATAATACTACGCCAAGTTTTTATCCAAGTGTAGTAAGTTTTTACATTAAGAGCAAATAAGTCTGTGTTGCGCACTCCATTTCTAAATGCGTTTTCTATATCAGAATATATTAAACCCTTAAAATCTCTTTTTAAATCTTCTGCTAATGATTGTGCAAGCAAAGCTATTTCTTCTTGAGGTTTTGACTGTCCTAGCTCTACAAATGTTTTGCTTATTAAATCAACACATTTAAAAGTTAATTCCTCTTTGTTTTCTTGTAATATTAACATTAGCTTATGAGTTCTTTGTCTGTTACTAAAACATCGCCAACTACTACATCATGTGTGCCATATATATAAAGACTTGTGGCAATTTCATTATAAGGCAATCTATTTAGCTTAGCCTCCTCATTAACTATCATTAATCTATCGTCTCTAGTTTTTAATATTTGTATATATCCATTTACATATCCTTGTAACTCCTTAAGGCTAAATGTTTTGTTGTTTTTTGGTTTAACGCTTTTAACATCACCACTTGAGTTTACTAATTGTGCTTTCATATTTTTGATTTTAAATATTACAAAGGGAGAGCAAGAGTATTAACTGTTATGGCAAAATCGCCTTTATGCCCTCCCTCGTAATAACTTGTTTTATTTATTTAGTTGTTGTTTAATTATCTCCTTAGCTCCCTGCCAAGCATTTATTTGGCTCTGCAGTTTTCCTTCTTTAGCTTGAGTTTTGTTTATGCTGTTAGACTCCCAAGTTCTTATTGAAGCTCTCCAATCTTTCATTGGGTTCTTTCCAACCTTCCAACCATTACTTTCATAAAAGTTAAAAAACTTAAATATATCTACTTTGTTTTGCCTTTCCTGACAGTATAGCTCTAACTCCTCCATAGATGGCTTTTTAAAGCGTTTTAAGACAGGTTTAGCAGTTTCAGGAGTATCAACAACGCTTACGCCTTTTAGATTATATAAGTCATATTTCTCAATTAGCTTTATTACAGCCTGATGAGGTCTTGAGTTAGCATTTAACTCGCCATACTGAAACCCTATAAACTTTGGAACAAACCACCTCTCGCCATCATCAAATATTTTTATCTGAGATGCAAAATGTTTTATAGCCTCCTTCTCACTTATCTTACTCCCAATTCTAATTGACGCTACCTCAAAGTCTGTCTCCCATACTCCTGCGTGGTTACAATCATCTAGTATATATAACCACAGGAGCTTGTACTTTGTGGGAAGATTACGGATAAAACCTTTCTTCCACTTATCTGTATCTGTAAATCTCTTTGCCATATTATTTGTTTTTGTAGTAATTAGTTAAATGATTGTTTACTATTTGCTTATGAGCCATAGAGCCATCATAGTTGTCAGAAACATCTTCAAAGTCATCAAAGTCATCGTCTTCGTATTCTACTATAACATCACTATTGCAATCTCCACAGAACCTATAGTCATCTCCGTATTCGCTTTCTTTAAGCTCTCCCTCGCAATAGTAACAGCTCTCATAACCTTCTTCGTCTACTACAACCTCTGAGTCTTTATGTAAGTCATTAGTGTCGTCAAACCAATAATTTCTATTAGATTTGTTAAAGTCTCCCCATCTGTAAGAACTACGCCAATTATTAATGTATTCGTGTGTGTATAATGTGCAGCCTAACTCGTTAACAATGTGTGTAATCATATCTAAACAGTTGTTAGCATCTAGGAACTCTACAATCTCTTGGTCTGAGTGTGGAGCAAAGTAGCCGCAAGACATATTAGCCACACATACACCTATACCATTCTCTGCCAACTGACCTACGTCTGTAATAGCGCCTGATGTTTCTTTATAACCGTACTTAGATATAATAGGCATAATATCTTCTGCAAAAGCCATACTGTATAAAGTACCGCTAATAGAATTAACAAAGTCTGTGTTGCCTCGTCTATCGCCTTGCAAGCAATATCCTACATCTTTGAACCAAGACATATTAGCTTGAGAACTACCTATACAGCCTATTTCTTCTGAATGAAAAAATACACATTTAATAATATCTTGTGATAATAACATTTGTAATGCTAGCCATATACCAACTTTGTCATCACCACCCACACCTACTTGTGTGCCTGATTCTGCGTTGAACGCAAACAAACAGTTGTCTTCATCATAAACTTTGTAATGATTGTGTATCTCGTGTACGGTATCTGTATGCGAAACAATACAAGGGTAAATGTCTGAGTCACCTTTGGTTACATATATGTTGTTACTGTCTACTTCTATTTTTGCTGTGGGTACGTTCTTTATGCAGAAATTAATAATGTACTGTATCATCTGTTCTTCTTTACCGCTTGAGGTTTGAACTGATAATGTGTCTATTAGTAATTGCTTGCGTTGTAATAATTTTTTTGTCATAGTGTTTTTGTGAGTGTTAGTTAATAATTAGTTAGTCGTACAAATATAAGAATAATATATGAAATTAACAAATAATTTTATAGTTATTTTTATATTATTTAAAGAGGGGGTTAAACATTTAATATTTGTTAGTAAAATTAATTGGCTTTGTGCCTCCCCCCTCCCTAAATTTAGAATGGTAAATCTTCTTCTGTAGTAGTGTTGTCTACTGTGTTAGGCTTTGGTGGTTCGTAAGTATTCTCATAAGCATAATGAGTTGCTCCTTTCTCAGAAACCTCTCTACGTTCTGCTATTGTAATGTTTACCCAACCTCTCTTAGCTATCTTCTGTAAATCATCTACTTTAAAGCTTGCATTAAACAAGTCTCCATACTGTGTAGTAACTTTCTTGATACTACTTGCTACATAATTTTTCTCTGCCATTTATTTATTTGTTTTTAAATTTATATTTAGACATATCATTTTTAATAATTTCTTTTTCCTTTACAACTAAATCCTCTATTGGTTTTTTTAGTCTTTTTTTGTATTCTACAAGTCCACTATTTTTAAAATAACTGTCAAATTGTATTTGATTAATTTTTTTTTTATTATCTTCTTCTTTTAATGTTATAAGGTTTTTTACAACATTTATTCCTTCTTCTGTCATATATGCTATTCACTTTTAGATAGTAAAGACTCTATAGCTGTAAAGTTTTCTTCACCCTCTACCACTATTGAGTTAGACTCTAAATCAACCTCTACTATATCAACAACATCTTTGACATCAATATTAAGATAATTAGCTAACCTTTGCATTTGATAATATCTTAAGTAGTAAGGCTTTTCTACATATTTCTCTATAGTTGAGCCTTTAATGTTTAATATTCTTCCAAACTTTTGTTTAGATATTCCTCTAATTCTTAGTATAGCCTCTAGCTCGTTGCGTGAAGCCCTAACTTTTTCATAATTGTTTTTCATTTTAAAAGTATTTTTTTTTGTTAATAATGGTTTTAATTTTGTTTTTAGCAACTAAAAAATTAGTTTGATTATTTTGATAAAACTTTTTAGTGTCATCACCTAACAGCCTCATAATATCATCTTCTATTAATTCTCCTAAATACTTTTCTCCATACCATACTGAGTATGTAAAAGCTCTTGAAGGGTTTCTGATTATGCTAACTACTAAACATTCCGTTTTTGACGAATTGCTTGTATTGGTCTTGTGGGTCTGTTTTAACTTCATTGTGTTTTAAATGTATTATTATTTTGTCTGCCTCTATTTCACTAAAATCTTTATCGTAAATTTTATTTGCTATTTCTTGTTGTTCATTAAGTGGTAGTGCGGTTCTTGGTAAGAGGTTGTCAATATAATCTATTTGCCAATATTCTGCTTGTTTAGGCTTACCATCAACAACCTCATCAAACCAATCATCATACACCATGATTTTTGCGATAATACTCATCAAGTTCATAATCTCTCCAATCAGGGTCAATTTCAAAATGATGTTTGTCAAGCATATCTCTATCTATTTCTTTTTGTTTTAACCAAAATTCTTTAGTCATTTTTCTTGGTTTTGTAAAAAGCTCATCTAAAAAAACATCAGTTTGTTCTGTTGTCATGTGTACATCAGGTTTATTAAAAATATTATTTAAAGTTTTTTTATCCATAATAATTTAATCTACTATTTCATCTTGACCAAAGACACCTTGCTCATAAAACCCTGCTATCTTTAACACAACACGACTCATAGCTCTCTTCTCTGCCATAGCAACAGGAAACTTTTTACCACCTCCCATTAGATTAGAGTCAGATGCTTCGCCAAAAGACATCATATTTCTAGTTACTTTACCTTGTTGTAGGCTTGCAGTAGCCCTCATAACTACCCAATCTTTTTCCATTACAACAGGCTCGTAAGCTACTTGTATGTTTTGTTTGCTTACTATCTTGTCTATACCTGTTCTTGTGATAATAACAAAGCCTCTTTTATCTTTGTATACATCTTCTTCTACAAGATTGTTTGCTAAGAATAATCTTCTTAATGCGTCTTTTTTAGTTTCTTTAACTTCAGGTTGTGTGTTTTTTATTTTCTTCATATTAGTTTTAGTTTTATTTAATTAATTTTAACCAAATGGTATGCTTGCCATTTTGTCTCTGTACTCATCTGCCTCCGCCTCTTTCCTATCATCTATTATAAAGTTTCTGTAATCATAATCCATAATAGGTTCTTCAAATTCTTCGTTGCAATTACAACAAACGTAAAAACAAAATCTATCATAATCTCCACGTTCTTCGTAATCTGTTCCGCAACATCTGCTTACTTGATATGCCATATTTAATGTGTGTTTTCGTTAATACTTAGTTAGTTAATTCTATGCAAAGATACAGCTTTTTTTGTAAACACCAAATAATTTATAAGTTTTTTTTAAAAAAATAGGACTTACTCTAGTATTTATCTTTATCCTTATCTTTATATTTATCTTTATCTTTATATATAAGGGTATTAGATACCCTATGTAAAGGGTTGCTTAAGGGTTAAAAATAATGTGTTAATCTTGCTACCTGACCGCTTTCTTTATTGTGTATAAAAGCTTCGCAAGCCTTATATGCGCCGCAAAATCCTTTGCGTGAATGCCAACTATCAGCAGATGATGGGCTTCTCATATACTCAACAGTAACGCCAATATAATCTTTAGCGTCTAACCATTTGTGTTTTACTTTATGATGAATGTGATGTAAATACCAATATCTAAATTTGCTTTGACTCCACATTTCAGGTCTTTCTTGCGCCATTAAAAGAGGTAATTTGTCCATTTTAGCTCCGTCTCCGTGTTCTAAACCAATAAGATTATTACCATAATTATAGTATTTTCTGTTTGCTACAGTAATGTCAAACATTATATCTGTTGCTTTTCTAAACCAACTTTTTAATGTATGAGCCAAATGAAAACCACTTTGATAATCATGGTTACTCATACTATGTATTACATCAACAGGAGCTATTTGTCTTAAAGTTTCTATACACCTAACATAAAGCATTAAAGCAATCTCATAGTGTTCCCACCATTTACCATCAGTATCTTGATGAGTTCCTTTAGTAGTTGTATTATACACATTATCAACATGTAACACATCATTACCTATACAAAACAATACCCTATCAATATCAAAACCTTTTGATTGCTGTATCAATCCTTCTATTCCCTCCATTACTCGCATTACAGCAGTTTCACAGTCATATTTTTCTCCTGTTTCTAGCTCATTAGCATATTTACCTATATGTATGTCTGCGGGATTTATAACAAGAAGATGATTTCCTTTTTTTCTTTTTATAGTAGTATAAGCAGGAGAATATTCTTCTATGAAGCTATTTATTTTTTTGAAGATTTGGTTCTCACTTAGACCATAATCTTCCTTTGTGACGATAGAGAACCTTAATTCTCCACTCATACTTTGCCAATGTTTTACACTAACAACATCTTTCTTGTCTATCCCTCTTTCTTTTAAGTGTATATCTAGCGCAGTATTTCCATTAATGTTTTCTAAATTATTGCCTCTGAACTCATTAATAAGCTCAACTTCTTCGGCAGACAACCTCAATCGTTTACCTTTTAATTTTTCTAGCATAATTCATAATTTTAGTTAAAGTAAATATATAACAAAAAAAACCTTATAAATAGAAAGAGTGAGAAGTTATTAACCTCTCACTCTTAATTACTGCTAACTAAAACCCACTATGAAAACACTCAGAGAAGGACTACAAAGTTAACTATATTTATTTAATAAACAAACTATTTCTTTGCTTTTACCGTATCAGCAATACCCTGACCTAAAACAAGCGCCATAATTGAGTATAATATTGATTCTGTTTGAACAGGGTCTAAACCAAAAGTCTCGTGTAAAAATGTTACTACAACCGCAACAATAGTATACCAAAACTTTTTTGATTTTAACATTTGTCCAATAAGGTACTTCTCTAAAAAATTTTTCATTTTATCTATTTTTAATTACTAATTCAATTTTATTTTCCATCTTATTATCTATGATTGTTTTTATCAGTAGATTATGAGCATTTTTACTTTGGTATATAACGTCATCACCCCTCATCATTCCTGTTAAAATACAACCCCTACTATCTTTTGCAGAATTACCCCTGTGAAATAAAATATAACTTCTTTCAGGAACATTATCTACAATAAGGTGTGTGTAATCTCTACTTGCGCTTTGTTCAGCCAATCTAATCCTACAATCATACACTCCTTTAGGGATGCAAGATATGCCTTTTTGATTGTTTTTCCAAGGAAGTTCTAGTGTATGTGCTATAAATTCTCCATTTAGATATAGCTTACCAATAACAGATTTATCAGTAAAAGCATCTCTTACTAGGAATAAATTACAACTATTCATTAAAAACAGCGTAAATTCG